TAGCTTCGCTATTAGAGCGCGGCGACGACCCTATTCCAATAGATCTATTTTTAAAGAATAAAGTAGGTAACCGTATAACCGAGGATCGGGTTACACCCGAGATGCGGAAGGCTCTTACCTTGGATCAGGTTATACCTCAAGGGCGAAGGACAAAGAGAGCGCTTCCAAAAGATCCAGTGACCATCGGCCAGACATTCAACGCACCCCCTGAGGAGCCGGAAATAGGCAAAGCTAGGACTATTGACGTACAGTTGGGTGAGCCTTTTTCTTCCCGTATACGAAATATCCCCATTAGAGTAAGTCCATCTAAGAATGATATTCGTAGGTTATTTGCAGATCAAAAGCGGGATATTGATGGGCCAGATCAAATTGAGTCTCACACGGTTCCCACGCTCAGGTACGCTATACACGCAGACACGAGGGAACTTTATATTTGGGACGCTAACAAGGCCGTACATAGTGATCTTAATTCAGAAGAGAAGGGTGGCTTATCCAAGCTTCCTGTATCCGGATCAGATATGGGTTTTATTTACTTGAATAAAGACGGCTCACTTACGGCAATAAGCGGTGAGAGTAAGGACATTAGTGTTGATGAATTAATAAAGGGTAAGACTGTTGGAGAAGCTTTTATGATACCTCCAATGGCGAAGAAGATTATTCCCACTATCGACGAGGCGTTCCCTGATAAGGAAAACATCGTCTCATTTCGCTCTGTCGATCTCAAAGATTCTCTCCCCAAGGCAGTTCTCAACAAGTTCAGTGCACAAGGTCTAATACCTGATCAGTTTGACGTAGATCTTTTCGGCGGCGCCGGGGGAATATTCAAAGAGGCTGGCCGAGAGCAAGCCAAGACTATGTTTAAGTTTCCCAAGCAGGAAGGCTTTCCTTCAGTCGATCTTACAAAGGCAAGAACTGACTTGGCCGACGGCTCTGTGGGTAGCGTAATAGCTGATTTCCCGTTCCTAGTTAATAAGTATTTAGGTTCTAGTTCTTCTAGTACTAAGAAGCTCGGTGCTATTCAAGGTTCATTTGCCGTAAACACTAAGGGCGAACTCAAGCTTATTCAGATCACTGGAGCTATGGAAGCTATTAGAATACTAGAACCTGGCGGCGTAGCCTTATTTAAGACTCAGGATGTAAGGCCAGTATCTGGGTTAGGGCGTAAAATCTTTATTCCCTCTACTCAGGTTATCATGGATGTAGCTGAGGGACAAGGTATGAAACTAATCGGGAGGCAATCAGTTAAATCTAGGGGTAAAGGAATTAAACCAGTAGAATGGCTCGTGTATAAGAAGACGACTGGTGATGTGCTACCATTTAAGAAGGAGTAATAAGATGGCTGAGAACGTGAACCTAAAGCTAGACGACAGTCTCAAAACTGTCCACGACGGACAGCAAGCTAGGCTCATCCGAAACTACACTGAGGATTGGGTCTTGACGCATGAGGAAGATGTCTTGCTCCGTGCCATCACAAGTTATCGGGGCGGAACATTGACCGACACAGATGCAGGACGTATCATCGCTGAGCTGTCGGGCCTTCGAGCTTTCAAGGAGGACTTACAGAGCAAAATTCGTAAGGCGACTATGGTTGCCGAAGCCGAGATAGGAGACAGTTAATGGCCGAAGATAAGAAAGGCATAGTGACGCGAGTGACCGAATACCTGGCGGGCGACCGTGAGCCGGGTGAGACAGCACCACCTGACGATAGCCATGTCAAGGGTAGTCATGGCAACCTCCCGATAGAAAATCCAGAGCCAGAGCTTAACCTCGATGACGGTAGCAACCCAGAGCCGATGTATCGGGTAGAGATAGCCGGCATCGAGCGTGAGGTTAATCAAGCCACCTATGATGCAGTAATGGCTGAGAGAGCCTCACAGGCGGCGGCCGCACCAGCGCTTGAACCAGAACCTGAGTCGGAACAAGACATATCTGAGTTCTATGAAGATCCTGAAGGCGCTCTTCGCAAGATGAAAGCCGAGGCCGTCCAGGAGGCAACTACCCAGATCCGTAGGAACTATGCCGCAGATCAGGCACAGCAAGAGTTCTGGGCAGCCTTCTATAAAGAGAATCCCCTACTCGAAGATGAGCCTATGCTCGTCAAGATGACCCTCGCCCAAAACATGAAGAACCTTCGCAACCTTGATGGCAAGACCGGCCGAGATAAGCTGGCAGGGCTAGTTGAGGAACAAATTCTAAGAATCTCAAATAAGCAACGGGGCCGTAATAAGCAACCAGATGCCACTACGAATCTGGAAGGCGGAACCGTAACTGTGCCAATAACAGCAGAGGAGTCAGATGCACTTGCAGCTAACGCCCCGGCGCACAGACCACCCTCCATCGGCGACGCCCTTAAAGGGCGTAAACTTAACCGAGATCGTGCCCGCCGTGGGGAAACTCAACTGTCGTAACTACGGAGAGTAAAAATGGCCCAATTTACGTGGGAATTTGATGCTCCCTCGGGCGTCTTTAAGAGCCACGCGATGAGCAAGAGGCTCTATATGGCCGCCTTAGAGAATACCGTATTCATGGACTTCGTGAAGCCCGTGGATGGCTACGGTAGGAAGATGGGTGATACTGTCACCTTGACTCGCATCGCTACTATTGCTGAGCCAACCTCCGCGAACCTTACCGAAGGTAACAGGATTCCCGAAGACACCTATTCGATCAGCACTACGTCTGTGACGGTGGTTGAGATTGGTCGTTCTGTGCCCTTTACAAGTTTCGCGGAAGACCTGACCTTCTTTGACCTGGAAAATGGCATCCAACGCCGTCTGCGCGATCAGATGGGGCTTGTCATGGATACTAAGGCGGCGACCGCGTTCCAAACGGCGCAAGTCAAGTACATTCCGACCGGCCTGGCGGCTGGCACATTCGACACGGATGGGACGGCATCTACTGCCGCGACAGCCAACTGGAATGTGTTCCATGTTGAGGAAGTTCGCGACTATCTCTTTGACACTCTGCAAACCCCGACGTGGGAAGGTGACGACTATGTTGCTATCTTCCGCACCTTGGGATTAAGGGGTATCAAGAGGGACCCAGCTTGGGAGGAGTGGCATAAGTACACCGATCCTCAGGCGAAGTTCAACAACGAGATTGGCCGGATTGAGAACATCCGCCATGTTGAGACCAATCATGCTAATGCTCTTGCCAAGGTAGGCACCAACTCGGTGCTTGGCGAAGGTGTAGTGTTTGGTGCCGACTCCGTTGTTATGGCCGAGGTTCTTACGCCTGAGCTTAGGGCTGAGATCAAGGGTGACTTTGGTCGTGCCCGTGCAGTTGCTTGGTATGGTATCCTGGAATTCGGAATCATCTGGGATACTTCCAATGCAGGGCAGGCTCGGATCGTTCACGTTACCTCCAGTTAATCTGGCGCCCAAGACAGTCTGAAACAGTGGCTTGAGGGCGAGTCTTTTGAGAGGAAGATATGGCTTATACACATAGCCGATACGAAGTCGAAATGCAGAGGGTCGACCACATCAGCGCCGTGGGCGGTGCCACTGCATTAGGTCAGGGCGGTGTTGCTCTGATCACTACTGTCGCCGCTGAATGGGGTCCGGGTATCGTTCCGCACCGTATTCGGGCCGCAGCAGTTGTTATGTCTGGCTCAGATGTTGGTGCCTTTACCGGCGCCGCCGTTGAGTGTAGCTTTGAGGCGGACATTTCCACTCCTGGTACTGTGACGAAGATGTTTACGATTGGTGCGCCTAGCACGGGCTTTGCTAATACTTCACGGTACTACATTCCTACTTATGTTATCGAGATTGAGCCTGGTACTAAGGTTCAGTTCCGTTGCACGACTGCTGGTACTGCCGGTGTTCGGGCTCGGGCCATCCTTTACGTTGAACCGCGTTGGGAAGAGCCTGGTAATATCACTGGGATGATCGCTACTACGTAACCCTTAACCGACCCCCCTAGCGATTAGTAACCCCTGGAATACCGAAAGGTGGAGGGCTAATAGGGGGGTAAAGGAGGAATGAAATGGCAGTCATTATGACAGCTACTTCCTGGACGCAGGTTGTTGAGTCCAGAGTTATCGAGGGAAAGCACAAGCGTAATCGTGTTAAGCTGACTCTCGCTGTTACTGGCGCAAATACTTACCCCTCCTCGGGTGGTATTCCTCTACCTACTGATCTAGGTATGACTCGAAACATCGACTACGTTATTATCACTCAACCTCTTACGCCTTCGACTGTAGAGGCTGGAGCTGTTAATAGCTATCTTCACCATTACAACCAAGCACTTCATTCTGTTCACTTGTATGAGCCGCTTGTATCTACTGCTGACCCGTCCGTAGGTTTCCGTGAAGTACCTACTACTTTTATCGTGAGCACTGTGTACGGAGCCGCAATCCCTGCCATGTACATCGAGGTAGTTGGCTGGTAAGACTTAACTTCTCTAAGAACCTCTTAGGAGAAATAAAATGAAAAAAGACCTGACGCAGGGTAAGAACCCTAACATTAACCCGGGTGGGTTAGACTATTCGGCACTATTAACCCGCCCACAAAGAGTGGCGATTGTAGCACTAGGCCCAAGCGCCCAGACCTTCATGCGTCGCTCGATGAGTAACCAAGGTGTTCAAGATCCATACGATGAAGTTTGGACACTTAACCGAGGCTTTGCAGGATTTCAGCATGACAAGCTATTCTGTATGGACGATCTTCGTTGGATTGACAAGCACCGGAACAAGGCATATGCAGCGTTTCTCAAGAACCACGATAGGCCGATTATCACAAGTACGCCTTATCCTGAGTTCCCTACGTCTGTGCCCTTTCCGCTGTATGAGTGCATCCAGTTTCATGACGACGATCTATTCGCCGTTAACACGGTCAGTTATATGATCGCGTACGCCTTGTATATAGGAGTTAAAGAGATCGCTCTCTATGGTGCTGATTTCGTTTATAAAAACGGGACTATCGTTGAAGAAGGTGGTCTTGCTGTCGCCTATATGCTTGGGCGCTGTAAGAGCCATGACTGCATCCACACGCTGACAAATGACACAACGATGCTTTATGCCAACCAGTGTAAACAACGTGAAGATGGTTCGATTGGCCGCGATCCCTATGGGTATCATCGCGTCAAAGAGATGCAGGAAATGGATGCTAATGAGAAGATGCGATCAGACCAGCAGAAACAGTCAGCTAAGGATATGAAGAAGATGCAACAGGCCGCGGCACGTACAGTGGAAGGAGTCTAATATGCCCCTCAATATAGAACGGGTCCATGTAATGGAGCGGGACGCAACTGGTCGGGACTCGCTCGTCAAGTCTAACCCCTATGCCCGCTTCGTTTCGCCTAATGGAGCAATGGCTGTCCAGGGTGGCCGCTTCTACTCAGATGGCTCCAACCAACCAGTTATTCCGTTCAAGGATGTACCGGATTGGGTGTGGAAAGCTGTTAAGGCTATGACCCCAGCGGGTCGTGCTAACGTCGGCTTACCTAAGGACATGAACGAGATTAAGGAACTTCCACCGATTGAGGAGGCTGTAGAGGATTCTGCCCAACAATCGGGCGAACCAAGTGAACCTGAGAAAAGTCTTGTTGATTATGTCTACGAGCTTGATCATTCCGTAGATGCTCATTGGACAAAAACTGGTTTACCTGATCTAAACGCAGTTAAAGAACTCGTAGGTAAGTATGTGTCTCGTGGAGAGGTTGAGGCCACCTGCCCCGGGTATCGTAGAAAGGAGGCTTAAATGCCAACAGCTTTAACCGCACTTCTCGGGAGCGGAGATTACATCGCCCGAGGTGTTCACCAACATACCTGGAATGCTACCGTATCAGGCCGGGGTAATCCCCTGTCTGGAGCGCACTTACCGGATAAGACTTTTACACTCAACGGAGCTACGACTGCCGCTGGTACTTCTAGGGTCAGCCTCGAAGGTACGAATGATGCGACGATCGTTGCGACGACGGTTTGGAGTACGCTGACTAGCCCTACTGATGGGGACTTAGACTTTACTAGCCTACCCACAACCGGTTTTGTTCGAGCCATACGAGAGAATCCTCGCTATATCAGGCCGTTCTTTCAAGTAGTGACTACAGGCTCAACGCTCAATGTTATTGTCATATCGAGGTAACAGTGAGACGGAGACTTCGATTACGCACTAGGCGGAGGCGTCGGGGCGGTGGTGCGGCCAAGGAGTCAGTGGTTGTTCCTTTGCACGCGCATGACGACGAAGGCAAGGTTATCGGCATCGAACCCTATCTATGGTGGGGCCGCGGCGCCGACTTTGAACAGCGCTTGCTACAAGAGTATGCAGAGGAGCCTAACCCTCAGATGGAGCGCATTGAGCTCGAAGCTCGTACACGCATAGCGGTGGGATAATGGCTAACTACACTACCTCACAAGATCTTGTTAATGATATCCTGACTCGCGGGCATGAACTCGCAGATGGGACTAGCGATTTTGACAGCGATGTGGTAACGTACTTAAATCGAGCGTACTTAGGTTTAATTCGTGGCGGATCGGAATTAGATCCCGAGGTAGATGAAGCATGGTGGTGGCTCCGAGCGGACGACCAGGGGGTGATAACGCTGAATCCAGTGATAGACACAGGTACCATATCTGTGACGAACAATTCGACTACTATTACTTTCAGCAGTGCTCCGACGCCGAGTGTGGCGGGGAGGCATTTCAAAGTGGACGACCATGCAGATGTGTTTATAATTTCTTCACATACTGCAACGCAGACTGGGGCGACGCTCGAAAGTGTATACACCGGCCCAACTGACGGGACGGCTAGCTTTCGCGTTTATCAACTTGATTATACCCTCGCCAGTGATGTCTTGCACCTCTCTCAGGCAATGACAGCCTTCCAGGATAGCCAGCATAAGATTACAGGTCTCCAACTTGAGGCGTTGACCGAGCGGTGGCCGCGTAATGAAACGGGCTCAGGTGTCCCTAAGAACTTCGCCATGATAACGGATCAGGCTGTACGCTTCTCGCATTATGGCGGTACATCGAGTACAGACTTAATAAAGATTGATTATGAATATATGAAGCTTCCGAGTGACTTGGCAGATGATACGAACAATCCCATCGTGCCTCGCGAGTATCGCTATATACTAGCCGACTGGGCCTTGGCATTTCTCTATGCTGCTAAGGACGACACAAAGGCTGGTGACGTAGCCGCGCTCGCGCAAAGGGGCATACGAGCTATGGCAAAAGAGAACAGGCGCAGAATGGTGCGTCAAAGTGGCGGTGCATTTGGTAAAATCTTTCCTCGTCTTAATCAGATGGAAAGGATGATGAGACCTCTTAGGACTGAGAGCGGCCTTATAATTAGTGGATAGGAGACTGATAATGCCTTATGGTAAAGGAACATATGGAACAACGAGAGGCAGGCCCCCCGGAAAGAGGAAAGTAGCGGTAAAGAACAAAAAGGGGAACAAAAAGGGGAATAAAAAGGTAAGTGGAAAAAGGATAGCCTAGAGTGGCATTTAGTGGTGAAACTGCAGAGCTTGTCATAGGGACAGATGGCTTTACCGGTACTAAGAACCACGCCATAGTTACACCGTCGCAACTTCTCGTGGCGGAAAACATAACCTATGAAAATGGAACTCTCCAGAAAGAGGGGGGTTCCAGCAAGTATAATTCGTCTGCCATCAGCGGTGGGCCTACCATTCAGGGGGGCTTCGATTGGCACCCGACGGATGGCACGCAGAGGATGATTGTTCTCCTCTCGGATGGCGACCTCAAGAAAGACACTGGCGGCGGGGATTTCACGGTCGATCTGAAGACAGGTATGACCGTCAGCGACGTGGTTGGTGTATTCGTGGCCGGCGGCAAGGAAGCTGCGGCTAATAATCGTAAGCTGTTTTTGTTTACAGGCAAGAACGTAGTGCAAGTCCTGAGCGCGGATGGAGCCACCACGGGAGGTATAACCTCGCCGCCGACGGATTGGAGTGGCTCTAATCAGCCCACAACCGGGGCGATCCATGAAAATCGCTTGTGGGGCGCAGGAAACGCTAATGACCCTCACCGCGTATATGCAAGCTTACCAACGAATCATGAAGATTTCACTACTACAGCTCTCAGCCTTGCGATCTATCCTGGCGAGGGGAAGAAGATCGTTCAGATTCTTAGCTTCAAAGGTCTTTTAATTGTATTTAAGTTTCCTAACGGTATCTATCTTGTTGACACCAGTGACAGTGATACATCGAAATGGCGAGTGATTAAGCACTCAACCTCGATCGGTGGCGTCAGTCCACTCGGCGCCGTACAGATTGACGACGACATCTTGTTCATTGACCATACCGGCTCGTTCCACCTAATCAGTGCCATTGAGCAATTCGGGAATATTGGGTCACGTAATCTGAGTGATATAGCTCAGTTTGACGTATTCATGCGAGATGATTGCAACCTTGCAGAGCTCTCACGCACACAAGCTATCTATTATGTCGCTAAGCGGCAAGCTATGTTCGCTGCATCGTCAAGCGGCACGGCGTATGATCGCAAGTATATCATAGACTTCAACCGGCCAGATATTCCTCGCTTTGCTGTCTCTACCAAAGACACAAATAGAAGTATCTGGCTTAAAGAGGATGCCAACGGGATTGCGAGGCCCACAACTGGCGATAGTAGCGGCTTTGTGTGGAACCTTGATCAATCTTCTAGAAGCAAAGATGGCTCAGGTTACAATGGTAAGTTCCAGACACCCCATCTCGATCTGTCGCATCTTGAGCCGGCGCTTGGTATCCGAGATAAGAATGGCAAATTTCTGGAACTTGTCGTCGAGCCCACAGGCAACTGGGACCTGAGCGTTGACGTTCTCTGGGATGATAAGATCGAAGAGACAATTACCTTCAACATGGGGACGAGTGGTTCAACGCTTGGTAGCTTCGTCCTAGGAACGGATAAACTCGCCGGGTCGAATTTGGTAAACAAGCGGAGGCGCATCCACGGGTCGGGTCGCCGCCTCTCTATTATCGGCCGTAACAGCGGGGATGGTCAAGACTTCTCGATTGCTAAGTTCTATATGCTATTTACAAGGGGAGCAGATCCAAGTGGCTAGATCACCTAAAACTGACCCTGTTAAGGAAGCACGTAAGCGGGCGCGTAAGCGGGCTAAGGAAGCTCGTGAGGATGGTTGCCTAAAGCACTTTGATTACATGGAAGAGAAGGGGCGCTTCGGTGTCTCAAAGGTCAAGTGTAAGTGTGGCCAGACCCTCCAGGAGCTTCGTCCTATCCCTGAGATGCAGGAAACAGAACGTGTTAAGGGTGCCACTATAATACGAGAGCGTGTTGCGATGTTTACCAACGCGGCTTACACTGAGGTAGTGATAACCTTTGCTGATGGGTCTAAACACGTTACCCCCTCTTGTAAGGACTGTGTAGCAAGAGGCTTTGATCTCGCCACACTTGACGTAATGTACGCCGCTGATATGGACCGATGGGATAAAGAGGAAACGCGCGGCTTGGGCAAGGTTCGTTGGGAACTTAATGCGGATCGCCTGGCGGCGTCTTGGAAAGAGATTCCGGCAGAGGAAAGGTTTAGAGAATAATGGGCGCTGGACTTTACTCACACACTACTCGGGCTAGTGGTCTCACATTGACCGCTAATATCTACAATACCGACCACCAGAACCACATCAACAATCACAACACTACGCAGATCGACGACTACTCGAGTAGCATAGCTGAGATGAAAACAATGACTGATCCTTATGCCAGTGATAGTGAGAGTCAGGCAACTTCTCTAGCGGGTGAACTCGAACGGCTTAGGTTTCAGCTATACCAATGTGTTGGCGGCGCTCAGTGGTATCATGATCCTAATATTAACTTATCTGGCGAGATCGTCGTCTTTACAAGGATGTTTACATAATGGGAACTTACTCGAAGATCATCATGAGTGGCTCGACTGACGGGGAAGGGTTGAGACTTACTGTGACAGCACCCTCTACTGGTTTGGTCGTTCACACTTGTGTAACCGGCGCGGCACAGAGTATCGACGAACTTTGGCTTTATGCCTATTCCACAGTTACGACAGCAATCGAGCTTAACTATTCACTCGGCCCGACGACAGCAACTGGTTCAAGAGTGAAGCACACTATCACTGCCGACGACAAAAAGGGTCAGATCCTTATTGTCCCCGGTCTTGTTGGACGTAACGCCAAGGAGTGGAAAACCTGGATCACTACGACGGATCTAGTCAATCTGTTTGGCTATGTAAATAGGTATGCAACGTAATGCCTCTTCGTGTACCACATAGAGTCAGTAGAAGAATCGCCACTAGGGGAGCCCCAGGCTTTACGTTTTCAAATAATCTAACCCCCCGTATGTTTAGTGGACGGCGTCAGGGCAGGATAGATGATATTGATACCACAGCGGGACTCCCTGCATTTGGCCTAACTAACACGGCCAACCCGGCGGCTAGCACCAGCAACGCAACAGAATTTACAT